GTATTTGACATGAACATATAGAGCCCATGAAAAAGTATATTAGGCCATGTAGCTGTAATTAACCAGTAAAAATTAGATGGAGGCATAGGAACTGTAGATGTAAACTGGATATTATCTACTTCGTCAAATAAAACCAAGGACCAATGAATTAGATGGCGATTCTCTGAATTCATAAAATGTTTTATAATTGTATTAGACATTAAAGTAATATCACGATTCTTAATTAAATCATTGAATTCCAGCTTTTCTAGAGCTTTTACTGTCTTTACTTCAAAAAAAGATAGAGTAGTCTGCTGCTGAATTGCGAATTTCCATTGATGAAAGAGAGTATGAGGAACTATAATTAAAATATTTCCAGAGCACTCTTTAACATTGACTGGTTTCTCAGACCAAAAGGCAGTCTGAGACTTCTCGTGAATTCGATTAAATACGGAAGTTATAGGATTTCGTTTCAGATTCGCAATGAATCCGAGGGTGGTCAACGTCTTCCCTGAACCTACCTTATCTCCTAAGATAGCTGTCTGACTATAATGTTTTTCATCCCCCACATTAAATCCCTCAACGCATGCCCTTTGTTTCTCACGCATCGCGTTAATCATTGCGAGTTGATGAGGTTTTAGAGGAATCTTAATCTCGGGGGGTTGTAAAGCGTAACCGGATATATCTGTTACAGAATGTAATAAAGGTTGTTCATACACATCCAGCATCCTATTAATCGAGTCGTCTCTCGCGGACATTAACACAGTATTCTATTAAGAACCAACAACTTCTTGTTTAGACTATGGTTTTAGAAAAAGCGCAGAAATGTTTACTTTACAATCGATAAAAGAATTCATAGAGTTCAGAGTCCTTAATGAAATCTTCCATCTTCAAATTTGTCTTAACTAATAGAGGATTTGTTTTAGTTCTTAATTCAGTCTTATCAAAGGTATTATCAGAATGACTCATTACTAGCATAATTCTCTTAGAATCAAGTTGAATTAGAGGATTTTTATAATTTTCTAAAAATGACTTTTCTTCGGCGAATGCCACAGCTTCATCATACTTATGTTTAGACGCATAGCCTTTTGTCCATGCCATTGTTCCATTAGTAGCATGACCTTCAAAGTAAGGACCGGCTTTCCAAATATCCTTTGTATCAGTGAAAAACATATAAACCTCACTTGCTCCTGCTAGCTCATACCTTATGGGGCCAGGGTTAGTTAGAGCTTTTACTGCGTCTTCAACCCTGGTTGGAAAGTAGAAATCATCGTCATCCATAGCTACTATGATTTCTCCTTTGGCTTCTTGATTTAATCTATTTCTCTTTTCTCCCAGAGTCATCTTTTCTTCAGACCAGATAAAGTTAAGAGAAGGTAAATTTTCCTTCTCTGCTTCAAATAAATCTCGGACTTCCTCTTGGCCATCGTCGTATACAATCCATTCCATATGTTCTCTAGGATATGTCTGACTTTTAACCATTTTTAGTAAAGAAGGAATGAAACGTCGACGATTATATGTCGGCGTTACAATACTTACATAAGGCATTACCATCTAATTATATACTACCCAAGTTGTTTAAATTAGACCTTAGCAGGTTCAGCTGGTTTATCGGTTTTAGCAGGTTCAGCTTTAACAGCTTCAGCTTTAGCAGGTTCAGCTTTATCATCCTTAGCAGGTTCAGCTTTAGCAGGTTCAGCTTTAGCGGGTTCAACAGGCTTGTTAGCTTCAGGATTCTTAGATGGTTCATTAGTTGACTTTGCCTCAGTATTTGTTTCTGGTTTTTTAGGATCATTATTAGAATTTGCTTTAGGAGAATTTACTGCCTTTACTGCAGTAGCTGCTAAAGCTCCAACTGTGGCTACTGCTTTAACTGAATTAGATACAGTATAAGCTTTTGCGTATAAATCTTCAACTATCTTTCTAGCATTTTTAGAAAATTCATCTTCTACATAACAAAATGGAGTTAAGAAAATGTTCTCAAGTTGACCATTAGGAGTATAAGTTGATAGAGGAAAAAAGGTATAATATTTTTGAGCCTTCTTTAATACAAGGCTTTCATATAATGTTTTAGGAATAACAAGAAAAAACAATAAAAATCCATAAATAAAATATAATACACGAAATGGTGTTCTATATCCAATTGCCTGATTTGCTGCTAGATGACCACTATATAACATTACTGATACTAGAATTATCGAGCCAAAAATCTTAAGAATTAAAGAAGCTGCGTTTCCCACTGCTCTATAAGGTTTAAATTCACTTCTTCGTTGTAATTCTTCTGCTGCCTTCTTATCTTCTTCGTTCTGTATTTCTTCATCTTCTTCATCCTTTAGCTGTTGTTCTTCTCGTAACCTTACTTCCTCATCCTGTTTATCCTGTATACTCTTCTGCCTTGCGAATTCGTCAGCCTCTGGATCATTGAGTTGTTTTGATGCGATAAATTGAATCTTATTGGTAAGTTTATCTAAAAGACCCATCTAGTTAAACTTAATGTAAAAATATGATAATTTATGTCGCATACTTCATTCCTCCCATACCTCCTTCAATTACTAGAAAATTTATACTTTCCACATAGACTGAATAATTAATGGCGTATTGAGTATCTGTAGCAAGAGGCCAACAATCAATATCTATTTGAAAATTCTTAACTCTACTAGTATTGAGTGAACCACTTGGTTTCATCCATTTTGAAGTATCAAGAGCAAAACTGTAAATCGCAAGCCCAGGAGGAAACACACCCGTAGCATATTTCCATGAACTTAATTCCTTAAAGAATTGTAATGGCTTTATCTCTTGAATTTCATTACCATCACAGAGTATTCTTATATTTCGTATTATATCTTGCTGCATTGAAACTATATTTGTTCCACTGTATCCCCCATTTGGAATTGTAGTAGGTACAGATATAAATGGCGATTGACCAACTCTCCACCAGTTTGTATAATTTGTCCAAGCATTTAGACTCTGAACACAGTCAGTTCTTCTCGGTAATATAATAAGACGAGGAACCGGATTATGTGTATATAAGTCAAAAATCTGCCTTGACATAATATTTTGAAATGGGTATTTTGTTACTTGTCTGACAATATAGTTTAGAGGTTTTGATGCGAATGTTTTTCTCTCATCATCGGTCAAATATATAAAGGTTGCTTGTAATCTAGGATTGAGTGGCCAGGTATTCAATTTAGGAACAGCATATCCTATGTCAGTTAAATATTGATTAATATACTGTCCAGGGTCTGCGTTAGATGAATACGATACATTACCAGATTGTAATTGTGTAATGCTGGCATTTACCATAGTTTCAGGGCGAACTCTAAATCCTGAGGGGTCTAAGATTGTATATAGATCTTGAATTGGTCTTAAAACAAGCTGAACTTCACATTCGTGATATTGTAATGCTATTAGAGGTAAGGCTAAGCCAGGGTTCTGACAAAACCAGAATGATAGTGGTAGAGTAATATCACGGCCAGGAATAGATGGAAAGTTATTTTGGGCTTGTAGATTAGGATCTGTATTTAGTAGAACATTTGGATATAGACCAGGGCTACGAGTTACTGAGTTTCCAACTCCGCCGGAGTATTGGCCATTAGCAGGATCATAAAGTTCAGGTATATCTCCAACTAGTTCCTGCCACTTATTATATTGTGTTTCATCTTGGTCAGTAAAGGCAGTCGATATAATATAATCACTATCAAATTCTTGAACTTGAGTTCCACCAATTAAGAATGTAGCATTTTGAATAATCTGAGCTCCGATATATCTAACCCACTGGAATTGATACTGAGAACGATAATTATTTGGACCTGGTAAATTAGGATCGAAATATTTGGAATAGATGTCAGGTAATGTAAAAGTAAAATATAGGTCTGAAAGTAAATCTCCAATACGTTGAATCTTTGCTCTAAGTTTAATCGGTTGATTAAAAAATAGTTCTTGAGGGCCTTCTAAGGGTATTGTGGCAGATTCAAAGGCAAAATGGCTGTATTTTTTCATCGTAGTATAGAAATAAGTGAAATCTGGATTACCACTAAGAATTACATTTTGTGACCCGTAGGCGACTAAAATAAATAACCCCCCTCCTGCCATACTATTTCTTCTTGTTATTACAAAATAAGAAGATATAGTATAAATTAACGTAACTGAACTTATTGATAAACTTGAGTTATCTCTGTACTTACACCTGTAGCATCAGTGCTATAAGTAGTTATCGGATTTGTCCACCATGTATTGACCAAGTAGGGGCTTATTGACATATCTTGAGAATCCATTACTGTGGAAGGTCCAACATTCATTAATGACTGGATTTCAGTATATGTTAGAGCATAACTAAAATAGTAGACTCTACTAACCATTCCATCAATAGATCCACTAAAGACTAGAGGACTCATTTCATCACTTCTACATGTAGAATTTGAACATATTGAGGCCGTTGGACTGTTGCTTATTGATAATTTACGATTATTAAATAAATATACATTTCCATAATTTTGATATGGAGAAGAATTATTAGAAGAGAATGACATTTTTTGTTTTAGATTACCATTAATATAAATATATACTATATTACCCTTACATGTTATAGTAAGATGAAACCACTTATCAACTGGAATATTTTGAATTTCTTTGTAATTATTCCACGTATTAAAACTATTCATATAAATACGGAGAGTATTTTCATCCTCTCTACAGAATATTCCAGGGCCGAATAGAGGATATGTTTTCGGATAACCCTTATGCATAATGTGATAGAGTCCAGAACCACTCGTAATTCTATTAAATGTAGAAGCCTTAATATAAATAAACATACTATAAGAAAATTCTATACCATTGCGTCTATTTTCTGATGGATATATTGTTAATGCAGTAGATAATGAAGGATCCTGTAGAGCTGTATACATTCTTGTTCCGGAAGTATATGTATTAGGGAATAACTGAACACGGTCTTTCCACATCCGAGTAATAGAATTATATATCATATTGCTAACTGTCAATCCTATGTATAAAACAATAACATATGCTAATCCATAAAGAGCATTAATTCCTGTTTCTGATCCACTTGAGGCAGGCTGACTCCCGTTCATTCTATCTATCATATGAAAATTAGACATTCTGTCAAATTTTTATAGGACAGTTTTAAAAAAATTAGCTTCCTGTACTAAAAATAACACCCCCTTGCCCTGATACAGTTACTTTATATTGAAATGGATTTAGAGAACCTAGACTAAACATAGTAAATGGCCCCTGCTGGTAATAGGCATACACTCTATCCGGAGTATACGCAATATTAGCAGCACGAGTTACACCAATTAATCCATTAAAACTATTAGTATCACCAAGGGTCATTGTAGGATTAGAACCATCTGCTACCCATGGACCACTCAATACTGTGCTTCTTGTTAACTTACCATCCAGGTAAATATCAGCATTTGTTCCATTCAAGACTAGAGTAATACATAGCCATCTCTGTAAATCAACATTGGCAACATCAAGACTCTTCATTTCAGTATCAGTATATGGTGATCCTGCCAGCGCGGGCAGGAGTTGTGCAGCATAATTACTTTTTACTAAGTCAGTTGAAGAAGTTCCCACTCTAACGCCTAATTTATTCGTTGTTTTACCTAAATACATTAGAACAGTATCATATGCTGTAGCTCCAGTACTTCCGCCAGATAATGTTAAAAAGGGTTTATTTGTTAGAATGTCCCATTCTTGAACATATATCCAAGTGCTAATTGAATATTCACCGCCGGGAAAGACTTGAGGAACTACGCTTGGGCCTGAAAAACTATAGTCAGTTGCAATTGCGGCAGCAGGTTTTCTTGCAACTAATCCACCAGATGAGCTACCTTGAATAACAAGGTCTTGAATGCCTGACGTATCAAATAATAGTTTCCATAGGTAATATAATCCTGCTACTAATAAAAGTAAAACGAATATCATCATAATCATCTTACCAGGCTCCATTCTAATGTATTAGAATAAGATTATCAATAGGGAGATTTCCATTGTTCTAAAGGGCTTAGTGTTGCAGGAGTAGAGCAATTTCCACCCGGACACCACCAACCACTCGGCAAGTAAGGTACAAAATTACCAAATAACCCTATTAAACTAATTGGCTGTAAGGGTTTACCAGAAGTATCAACATTTGATTTATATGTAGTTAATACTTCGTTAGGAGACATAGCATAGGGTGCTAGACTCATAAAAGATATATCTCCACCAAGCCTTGAATCTCCAATAGTTAATGGAACAGTATCAAAATCAGGCATCTTATCACACATATGCGACACAGCAGCACGTCCATTTAAATAAATAATAAACTTGCGCCCCTGTTTTACAATGGTAACACAGGTCCAGCGCTGTAGAGGAAAATTTGGAATTTCAATTTCTTCTTTCTCTTTAATTTCAGGTACACTAGAATTTTTCTGGTATACTGTAAATGTAGCAGGCGCTAAATAATGCCCACGCCCAGCATCGGGAGATGCTAAAATCTGAAAATACTGCTTTGAACTTATTTTAACTACATTTGCATACTCATTATCAACTCGCCCCGATCTATCAGCAATTGTCGGGTTTACGAAAAATACTAGCGTAGAACCAGATGTAGATGTCCACGCGGTCTTTAATTGTTGATTTGTAATCACTTGAAATTCTTTAGATAAAGACATAGAATTTGGTCCAATTTGCATTACACGATTTGGTAGTAACCAATATTCCATTAATAAGTATATCAAATATGATATGCCTATTATAGCAAGCATTACAACATATATATTCATCTAACCATACTTTATATTTGTTCTTTACAATATTAGTTTTTCTTAGTTACAAGAGTAAATGTAGATTTATCCATTAAATCGTTCATACGACTACGCATTTCAGATGGCGAAGCAGCATATCCAAAAGTTCTTACATTTAGAACTTCTATACCAGATGATAAAACTATAGGTGGAGTATCTAATGATACAATGTTATTCGGAGAAAATATCTTATTACCTTGAGATGGTAATGTAGGATTAAACTCATTAAACATTTTTGTCTGAACTAGAAGCCCATTCAAATATCCCTCTAAGCTACCTTGTGTTAAAACGTATCCAATTCGGAATGGAGTATGAATCGGAACATTATCAATAGAAACACTCTGTTGAAAACCTGTAGTATTATCAAATACTGTTATATATACTTTATTCTTTGAATTATCCATACCAATACGAAGAGAAGGAGTGTCAACGGTTGCTCCTATTAAGAAGAATATTCTCTGTTCTGATGTACCAATATTCTCTGGATATTCACTTGTTATCAATACGTCTAATGTTATACTATAAGAACCCTGACTTACTAAATTTTTTGCTGTATCTTGAACTAGTGTATTTACTGTAACTGCTTCTGTACCAATAGTAATATTTCCTACCTTATCAGCTGTTAACCAAAATACTTCTGTAGTATCTGTGCCGGGTATTGGTATATACCCTGGAGCCCCTGGAGTTCTTTGAAATACTGGTGTTATCCATTGGTCTACACCAATTAATATAATACCAATTAACAATATGCCTGCTACAATAAACATAAGTATTCTTACAAATCCTGAACCTGCTACTGGTACACCAATTGCGTTTCTTGGACCAGGTTGTTTAGCAGCTTGTTGAGCAGCTTGTTCATATGAGACTGGATTTATTTTTTTTCCAAGATTTCTAACTGTTGTTTCAACTCCTTTGATTATATCTTCACGTGACTTGTCCATATCTATTATTCCTTTCTTTTCTTTCGTGTTTCTCTTTTTTCCTTAGCCTTACCTTTTTTATCTAATGTCTCTGTCTTAGGATCATATCCAATTCTCTTATAATATGGAAGTGAATCCTTTTCCTTACAGTCTTCTAGCTTCTCTCTCAGATAACATACAAAAGATACACGACTAAAGAGTTTCTCAATTCCTTGAGTCCCTGTTTCTTTATCATTCTTATAGACGTCTTTTAAGGAAGCATTGAATTTCTTTGCTTCTGCGTCTTCAGTTAACTCAGTATTACAATGCCATTCATGAACATCCATTGCTACAAAGTCCCCTGTTCTCAGATTAATTCCCACCTTATACCGAGGGAAGATTGTAAATCCTCCCTTATACTTACCTCGTTCAATTACAGATAAGTTTCCAAATCCCTCTCTCAAATCCCCTGCGTCCATATGGAGGCCCGTTCTAAAATTTCGATTGATGGTCACTGAGGAGAAAGCTGTATCTTTTATTTGAAACGCAGAGTTTTTCTTTGCTCTCTTATGTTGAACCTTATACCGTTCTGGAACAAGTTTCTTAAAAATATCATCAATTGCTTCAATATATGGGATACCCATCTTATATTCCTTAAAATATCGTTGCGTATAAGAGGTCAGGCGACAAGGAAGATCCATAAATGGAGTTTTCTCAAAGTATCCTAGGACAGAGGAGAATACATTATTATTTACTCGCATCTTAGAAAGTTTGCCTTTTTCCATGTATTGAGCAGACCATCCTTTAATAGATTTCTTATGTAACTTTCTGCGAGTCCAGTATTTAGATTTTACATCGATGGGTCCAGCCGCCGCGCCGCGATTTCTAGAAGCTCCTGCTGCGTTATAAAAACTCTTCCATCCAAGTTTCACTAGGTCGTGAGGAATTACATTCTTTCTTAGCTTGAAGAGAAGCTTCTTACCTCCAGGAGCTTCCGGGTCCTTTCCATATACATCAATATCTTCATCATAAATAGTATCTGCGTCTTTTTCACTAAAGTAGGTTCCTTCTCTTGCCTTAATTTCATCATTGGTCATTTTTTCTTCTAAGATAACCTCCTTGACTCCCGTAGTTTTAGGAGGCTTAGCAGGTTCTTTTGGTAACTGGAGACCATCGAATAATTCCTCATCAGTTACAGCCATCTACTAAGATAGAATAATTTATTGGTATAAAGTATAGAATGTCACAAGCAGGATTGAGTATTACGGCTTCTCTAGATGAAGGTAAAAGTCTTGGGGAAGCAGTGGCTATTTATATGACAAAGAATGGTACTCTAGAATACACACCAGACCCTGATGGTGATCCAGAACAGGAAGCCAGAATTCAACGAGGTATAAAAATTTTAAAATTACGTAAGCAAATAAAAGACTTAGATAATCAAATAAAAGCCATAGAAGATGAAGATGAAAAATTCTCAGGAGGAGCACGTCGCAGTCGCAAGCAGGGTCGCAGTCGCAAGCACAAGAAGACTCATAGAAAGCGTAGATAAATATATTTCTTTAGGATAATATATCCAAGTAAAATATATTTTATATGTTCTTGTTAACTATTTCATAAAAGAAAAACTAGTACCGGTCATCATATAGTAAAAGCAAAAAATAATTTCTCATCAGTTATCGCCATCTACTAAGATAGAATAATTTGTTGGTATAAAGTATAGAATGCCACGAGACCCTAGTAAACGAGACCCTAGTAAATATCAGACAAGAGGTGGTATTTATTACGGAATGACAGAGGAGCAGATCGAAGCTCAACGGATGGCTGATTCAGCAGATTTTCTGGCCTCGCGCGCCGCTGCTGCTGCTGCTCCTGAG